TAGTTTCTAGACGACAAAAAAGAAAAGGAAAGGAAAGAAATTGTAAGTCATGCAAAGAGCCTTTGTCAATATATAATGACGAAACTCTTTGCGTAAAATGCAATGTCAACCCTTCAGATGTAGCAAAAGCGTTAAAAAAAATTAAGGATAATTTAAAATGAAATTAGCAGAGGCAATAGGAACTAAACCTCCAAAAACTATTTGTGCTATCGATGCAAGCACTAATAGTCTTGCCTTTGCTATTTTTGATACACAGGAAAAAACATTAAAGTCGGTAGGCAAGATTAACTTTAAAGGCAAGGACACTTATGAAAAGGTTATGGATGCTGGACAAAAGGTAAAGGCCTTTCTTGATATATACGAAGGGTTTGAGGCTATCGTCATTGAGCACACAGTGTTTATGAATAGCCCTAAGACTGCTGCTGATCTTGCTCTTGTACAAGGCGCTATTCTTGGAGCAGCAGGACAGTCTGGTACGAAGGTTATAGGAAAGGTAGCGCCAATTACTTGGCAGAACTTTATTGGAAACAAGAAGATATCTAAAGATGAAAAACTATTTATTAAGTCACAAAACCCAGGGAAGTCAGAGTCATGGCTTAAGTCTTATGAGAGAGAACTAAGAAAGCAAAGAACAATTAGTTTTATTAACATGCAATACGACAGAACAATAACAGACAACGATGTGGCAGATGCCTGCGGAATTGGTCATTGGGCAATTAAGAATTGGAATAAAGCAGTAGGGTGGACTGAATAATGCCAGAGTTAAATGCAAACATACCACCAATAAATTGCTATGTGCGTGGAAACTATTTAAGAAATCACCAAGATAGCCACGATAAATACTTTGAGTGTGTTGTTTTTGGTGTGTCAAGTTTGAAGTCCAGAAGCCCATTGTTCCACATTATGATGCCAGATGGTGGACTTTGGTGGAGACTTCCAATCTCTGCATTTTGTACTGAGCCAGGAGTACCTGAAGTAGATCTTCACAATTTAGTTTTGTGGAATTCTTTTAGCCATCACATTGCAGTAACTCGGTTTGAAAATTTAACTAACCTTAGAATGTCTTACATTGATAGAACAAAAACAATGCATAAAGGAACCTATCTATTCACATTAGACTGGCACAATCCAGATACAAATGTTTTAGATGACGGCTACTCCGAAAGCCCTGCAGACCATAAATGTGGGCATGTTATACAAAGAGATGATGGGAATTTTGCCATTCAGCCTAACAACAGAGTTCGTATTTATGAGCCATCATTTACACTTGAAAAAGAATACCTGATTGATAGAATAATTAATGAGAGAAAATATGATGTTGAAAATCAGGATAAATGGATTATGGAAAACTCTAATAGATTTAATTATGATATAGAAGAGAAAGGGGTTGACAATTAATACCGTGGGTGCTAAACTATATACAAGCGAAGTCTATATGCGTAAGAGATATCTTGTGGATAAAAGGACTCCAGAAGAAATTGCTAAGGAGTGTGGTGCTAGTGTTGAGACCATCTATGTCTACCTTGCAAAATTTAAATTAAGGAAATCAAAGCGATGAAAAAGATTAAGTATATGCTTTTTATATTATCATTAGTAGCAGCAGTTGGTATCTCCTATGCCACTGCAACACTGCGTAATATGCCAGAAGCGTTTGACTGGGAGGAAGATGATGAGTGAAAACCTGAACATAACGGTTGACCAAGTTAACCACCCAACACACTACACAACAGATCCTTCTGGGGTGGAATGTATTCAGATTACACGCCATCGCAACTTTAACATTGGCAATGCTTTTAAGTATCTTTGGAGAGCGGGTATCAAGGATGAATCAAAAACTATTCAGGATCTTGAGAAAGCAATCTTTTATATTAAAGATGAGATCAATAGATTAGAAGGTAAGTATGTCAACTGAAGATGATTTAGTTAAGCACCTTGACCAGGTTAATCAGGTAGTAGAAGAATACCTAAAGGGCAACGATCCAACAGCAATTTCAAAGCAACTTGATATACCAAGACAAAGAGTGGTTACACTTATTAATGAGTGGAAAGTCATGGCATCTGCTAACGATGCTATCCGTGCTCGTGCTAAAGAGGCATTAGCAGCAGCAGACACACACTACAGCAAGTTAGTCTCTCGCACGTACGAAGTTATTGATGAGGCATCAATGACAAATAATCTTAGTGCAAAGACTGCAGCAATTAAACTTGTAATGGACATTGAGTCTAAGCGTATTGATATGCTACAAAAGGCTGGACTTCTTGAGAATAAAGAACTTGCTGAAGAGATGATGGAAATTGAAAAGCGTCAAGAGATTCTTGTTCTTATTCTAAAAGATATTGCCTCAGAGTATCCACAGGTTCGTGATGAAATTATGCGTAGACTTTCTGCATTTGCAAAAGACAATGAGGTGATTACAGTTGTCCACGATGTTCAATGAGTTTCTTGAAGCACTACAGGACGATCATTTTAATGAGATACCAGTAGACGCAAGAACATTTGTTGAAGGTGAAGCATACCTTGGACAGCCACCACTGTCTGACATTCAGTATGACATCGTAGAGGCCATGAGCCAGATCTATCGCAAAGAAGATCTCATTAATATTATGGGAGAAGAAGAAGGAACAAGATACTACGACAAGTACACAAAGAACGAAATCATTCTGCAACTTGGCAAGGGATCTGGAAAAGACTTCACATCAACCGTAGCATGCTCATACATCGTATATAAACTTCTATGTCTTAAAGACCCAGCAAAGTATTTTGGTAAGCCATCTGGAGATGCTATCGACCTAATCAATGTGGCTATTAACGCTCAACAAGCAAAGAATGTTTTCTTTAAAGGTTTTAAATCAAAGATTGAAAGATCACCATGGTTTGTAGGAAAGTATTATGCTAAAGCAGATTCAGTTGAGTTTGATAAATCAATTACTGTTTATTCTGGTCACTCAGAGCGTGAGTCACATGAGGGACTAAACCTTCTTCTTGCAGTGCTTGATGAGATTTCTGGTTTTGCATCTGAGGTTGGAACAGGTAACGAACAAGGCAAGACTGCTGACAACATCTATAAGGCTTTTCGTGGATCAGTAGACTCTCGCTTCCCTGACCTTGGTAAGGTTGTTCTTTTGTCTTTCCCAAGATATCCAGGAGACTTTATTTCAGAAAGATACGAAGATGTTATTGCTGAAAAAGAAACTATAGAACGAACACATAAGTTTACTATCAATCCATTGCTTCCAGAAGACAGTGCAGACAATTCTTTTGAAATTTCTTGGGACGAAGATCAAATCACATCATACAAATATCCAGGAGTATTTGCATTAAAGAGACCTACATGGGAAGTAAACCCTACACGTAAAATTGATGACTTTATGATTGCATTTTTAACAGACCTTGGAGATGCTATGATGCGCTTTGCATGTGTACCAACTTTTGCTTCTGATGCATTCTTTAAACAGGCAGACAAGGTAAGAGCATGCATGACACTAAGAAACCCAGTAGACACTTTTAAAAGATTTGATGAATCATTTAAGCCAGACCCAACAAAGAAGTATTATGTACACGCTGACCTTGCACAGAAACACGATAAGTGTGCTGTGGCTATTGCACATGTGGAAAAATGGGTAAACATACAAGTAATTAATAACTATGAACAGGTAGCACCAATCGTAGTAGTAGATGCAGTAGCATGGTGGGAACCAAAGGTAGAAGGCCCAGTAAATCTATCAGAAGTTAAACAATGGATTCAAAATCTTAGAAGGCTTGGATTTGATATTGGAATGGTTTCTTTTGACCGTTGGCAATCATTTGATATACAAAATGAATTGAAGCAGGTTGGAATGAGAACTGATACTGTTTCTGTTGCCAAGAAACATTATGAGGATATGGCTATGCTCGTGTATGAGGAAAGACTTGCCATGCCAGCAATTGATTTATTATTTGATGAACTAACACAGTTAAAGATTATGAAAAATGATAGAGTTGACCACCCACGCAAAAAGTCAAAAGACTTGGCCGATGCTGTGTGTGGTGCTATTTTTGGGGCTATATCTCATACCCCTAAAAATACAGACAGTGAAGTAGAGGTTCATACTTTTAGAGACAGATCTAAGCGAGTTGACGAACTACCTGAGAACGTGATACAATATAAACCTATGCCAGATGACGTAAAAGACTATTTGGATAGATTAAATCTACTATAAATAAGGAGAAATACCGAATGAATTCATTCAAGAAAATCGCACTAGCCGTGGTTGCAGCCATGACTTTGGGCATGGTCGCCGTAGCACCTGCAAATGCTACAGTAATGACAGTAGCGGTAACGCTAGATGGAACAGCAAATACAACTAATGGTGTAATTGCTACCCCTGCCACATTGCCAGTACCAGCAGATAACACAATCGATGCAGCAGATGCATTACGCTTTGTGGCAACAGTAGCAGCAGGAACATCAGTTTCTGCAGTAGCAACTAACGCAACAATCGTATCAGCACTACACACATCAGCAGCACCAGTCGGAGCATCGTCAGGATCATCATCTTTGACAATCGCAACAGGCACTGGAACAACTGCAACATTTTTTGTCTACACAAAGACAACAGCAATTGGAACCGTTGTAATTAACAATGGTGGAACAACTCTTACATACTATGTACAGGGTACTGCTGGTAAGATCAACAACCTAACAGTTTCAGCACCTTCAGCAGGTGCAGCAGGAACTAAGCAGGATATCGTTGTAACTGCAACAGATGCATTTGGCAACAAGGTATCTGGCAAGTCAATTACAGCAACCGTATTTGCTTCAACAGCAGTTATGGATACAGCAACAGTAACAACTGGTGCTACTCTAACAGACTTTGGAACAGCAACCTTTAAGGCTACTCTTCCAACAACAGGAACACGCTCACTAATTACTTTTGCACCAACAACATCATCAGATGCAGTTTCAGCAGCAGTAGTTGGTTTGACTGCTCCAACACTTGCACCATTCGCAGAGATTGCAGTTCGTGATCTAGTATCAGAACTTGCTGCTGAGAAGGCTGCAAAGGATGCAGCACTTGCTGCTAAGGCTATTTCAGATGCTGCAGTTGTAAAGGCTAACGCTGATGCTGCTGCTGCACTAGCAACAGAGAAGGCAGCATCTGCTGCTGCTCTTGCTGCTGAGAAGGCTGCTTCTGCAAAGGCTCTTGCTGATGCAAAGGTCGCTTCTGATGCAGCACTTGCTGCTAAGGATGCACAGATTGCCAAGTTGACTGCAGATAATGCAGCAGCACTTGCTTCTTTGAAGAAGGCATTCAACACACTAGCAAACAATTGGAACAAGAAGAATCCAAAGGCAAAGGTTACTCTAGTTAAGTAATTTAGTCCAACACTAAAGGGGTTGCCAATTATGGTAGCCCCTTTTTTGTGCAATAAAATGGTATAATCATCCTATCAGACATCAGGTCTGCAAGGGGGAAAGGTAAATTAAAAGACTAATACGCATACTAGCAGCCACACTTTTAGCATTCGGCTGGCTCATTATCTCCCCAGAAGGTGCCCACTCTGACGATCCACTCACAGTTGCAGCCCAAGAAATACAGGAACTTAACGATAGCGTAGACGATCTTGGCTACCAAGATGATTTTATAGATCTTATAGAGATAGCAGAAAATAAGTTTGCCTCAGCCACAAATGCGAAGGAACTTAAAGATGATGCCTATGATGCCCACGAAGATGCAGTAGAAGCAGAAGCCACAGCCTTAGAAGCAAAGAACCTTGCCCAGTCAAATGTGGATGGTCAGACAGCCACAGTAGCCTTGGCCCTTGAACATAAAGAGAACGCTCTTGAAGAAAAGAATGATGCTCAAGATGCACTAAGCATAGCCAACATTAATGTTCAAACCACTCAATCAAATATGCAGAGTGCTGGAGGAACAGGTTTGGCATACACTGTTTACACTCTTGTTAGACAGGGTAATGTTGCTACCCCAGGATCTGTTCTTTGTTCTGGCACCTGGAACTCAAGCAGCATGCAACTTCCAGTGTGCGGAAATAGATATGAAAACCTTATAGTTAAATTTACTGGACAGATAACAGTCCCTTCATGGTTTACACAAACCTACTTTGCAGGATATACGGATGATGGTTTTAGGATGTATGTTGACGGACAACTTGCTGTTGATAACTGGGTAGAGCAAGGGACAACTTGGAGCGATTACTCTCCCGTATATGATGTTAGTGAAGACAAAACTTTAGATGTAGAAATATGGTGGTATAACGGTGGAGGACCAGGTTCCTACCTTCTTGGCTGGGGAATCCCTGGAGGGTGGACTGGTGCAGGATGTGATTATGCTGGAAACCCAAGAGTATGGGGACAAAATTTTAGTTGTAATCTTAATACATTTTCCTCTGGATCAGGACCAACTCAATCACAGTTAAATGCTTACAATGATGCTGTTGCAGCACAGGCTATAGCACAAACAAACTATAACAATAAATTGGCAGTATACAATGACAAACTAAGCGTATACAACTCTGAAAATTCAACACTGTCATCAATGAACCAGGTATTGCAAACAAAGACACAAGAACATCTTGATGCAGTTGCAGATACAGAAGATGCTTTAGAGTTGAAGAATAGCAGAATAGAAATATACAATCAGTCAATCCTTGACTTAAATAATGCTATTAGTGATGCTTGGGAATATTATTATTATCAGGCAGAAAGAGAACTTAATGCTGCTATTGCTCAAGCAGCAGCAAATGCTGCAGCCAATCAGCCTACCCCAGAACCCACACCAGAACCTTCTCCAGAACCGACTGAAGAGCCAACTGAAGAACCTACACCAGAGCCATCCCCAGACCCAACAGATGAACCAACTGAAGAACCTACACCAGAGCCTTCTCCAGAGCCTACAGTAGACCCTACAGACGAGCCTACACCTGAACCTACCCCAGAGGTTACACCAGATCCAGAACCAACTGAGGAGCCAGTTGTAGATCCTACTGAAGAACCTACCCCAGAGCCTTCCCCAGAACCTGGACCAGATCCAGAGCCAGAAGATAATCCTTGGACTGAACCAGATGCAGAAATCAAAGATGAAGTATTAGCAGCCCTCATTCCTGAAAAGGGAACTGGTACATCAGAAGATTTATCTGGAGTTATTGCTAACCTTACAAGCAAGGATAATAAGTTAGTTACTCTTTCCCCTGAACAAGTTACAGCAGTTAGCCAAACACTCAAAGCATTGACGCAAGAAGCAAAAGTAGAAGTTGCAGAAGACCTTGGTATTAAGCCGTCAGAAGTTGCACAGATTGCTGAGCAGATGAAGTCTAACCCAGCACTGGCAGAAGCATTCGTTGAGTTTACAGATAGAGCAGAATCAGCAGGGGATACACCAATGCCATTTACATTAGCAGATGCAGTAACAGAAGTACAAACAGAGGCATTTCTTGAGGATCCACTTGGTGCAGTATTTGAAGTGGATGTAGCAGAACTCCTATCTAATTTCTCTGAATTAGGTATGGACATGACAGATGATCAGAGAGAAAAAGCCCAGGAAGTCATTATCCCAGTAATCATTGTTTCACAGATTGCAAACGTAATGATTGGGATGAGGAGGTAATATGAAAATAATCAAAAAGGTTGTGAAGGGATTCTTCACATGGATAAAAGATGCAGGGGTGGAAATAATCGCACAAGCCTTTACCCTCCTTGGCTTCTTCATAGCATGGTTAACTTTGACGGGATCAGCAAGAGACATTGTTGGTATTGCAGTACTTGCAACCACAGTAATCTGGCTAATAACAATCCCACTAAGAAAGGAGGACTAAATATGGCAACTAAAAAGGTAGTAGAGCCTCCCAAGAAGGAGCACCCACAAAAGGCAATCACTAATATCTTGATGAGAATCGTAGCAGTTTTCGCTGCTTCTGGTCTATCAGTACTTGGTGCTGGAGCAGTTGTAGGAATTGACACAATACAGGCAGTATTCTTAGCAGGACTATTAGGCGTAGCAACTGTCATTGAAAGACTGGCAAGGGCTTTTTTGGACGATGGAAAACTCACATTGGCAGAAATCAATGATGCGTTTAAGACGGTAGACAAAAAGGCTAATTAGTCATTATTGACCTTAGTTGACAGCCCTCTCTGGGCAATGGTATACTTGAGTATCACCTATCTGGAGAGGGCTTTGTCATGACCTGTATTGTTGCTTTACGCCATGAAGAAAAGATTTATATGGCTGGAGATCGTGGAGCATCAGATGACGGAGTAATCCTTGCACTTGAATCACCAAAGGTTTGGAAAGTTGGACCTTATTTAATCGGATACGCTGGATCAATGGATGGTGACAGAATTAGACACAACTTTAGACCATCAGCACCTAACATTAAAGACACAGATAAGTATATGCATACTAAGTTCATTAAAGAACTTCGTGAATTCTATAACGAGTTTTGGATTGATACATCTAAAGATGGAGAACTTAGTTTGATTATTGGTATTCGTGGAGAAATATACGAGCATAGTTCTGGAGATATGTCTTTGTCTAAATACTCATTGCCATATATTTCTATTGGCTCTGGTTCAGAGTATGCATATGGAGTAATGTATGCAACAGACAAACAAAAAAATGCAAGGAATAGAGTACAACAGGCAGTATCTGCAGCAATTAAATTTAACCCATCCTGCATGGGACCAGTTGACATCATAAGCGCTTAGGAGTATACTTATAATATGAGCGAAGAATTTGAAGAGATCCTAAAGGACATTCAGAACATAGAGTCAGACTTTGATGAGTTTGAGATCTGGCTTGAAAATGGAATTGAGCGGGGATGGGTAACAGAGCCGTTCTGCAACACTCATGAGGGAGATCCCTATATGACAGATGAAGAACAGCAAGAATGGGAAGAGGGCGGAGACCCTTGCCAAGTAGTTTTAAAAATCAAACAATAATAAACAAGGAGAAAACAATGAAGAAAGTACTACTATCACTACTAACAATCGCACTTGCATTTACAGCAATTGCACCAGCACAAGCACAAGATGAAAGAGTCTTGGCAATTATTGACACAGCAATTAATGCAAAGAATTTTCCATCAATTATTCATGAGGTTTGCTTTACTACTGTAAAGTCTAAGATTGTTACTCAGAACATGTCATGTCCTAACGGAGAACTATTTATGGAAGGTCCAGGAGCAGCATCCGCACCATGGCCTTTGCAAAAGAACAGCACCAACTTTGATCTTAACAATTCAACTTTTCACGGAGACCAAATGGTAAAGGCTGCACTAACAGTTAATCCAAATCTAAAGATTGTTTTTATTAGATTTAGTGATGTTACAAGTCTTGGAAACTCACGAGGAGATGTAAGAGCACTAACCTCAGCAATTGACTGGGTATCAAAGAATGCATCAAAGTACAGCATCGATGCTTTATCAATTAGTCAGTCTTCAGTAAGTGCTAACAACCTTGCACTATGCTCAAAAAGTACAGTCGTAATTGATTCAGTTGCATCTCTAAATGCAAACAATATTCCAGTGTTCGCTGCAACAGGAAATGATAGACGAAAAGATGTGGTTGGTTTTCCATCATGCGTTAACGGTGTTATTGGAGTAGGAGCACTTGGAAACGCAACTCAACTTGAGGGACTAACCAACACAGGTCCTGGTCTTGATATGGTTGCACCTGGGAAAGTAAGCATTACTAAGTATAATGGTTCACCAATTGAAACTGCTGGAAGTTCTGTAGCAACTGCAGTATCAGCAGCATCATATGTAAATAGAAATACACATAAGACTTTTGGAGAGTACCTCTTGTCTCTTCCAAAGATTTTAATTGGCACTACATCTTATACTCGTAACTAATTAAAAGTCCTTGGTATGACTTAAAACTGCCTCAATGCCCTATAACTCAGTTGGTAGAGTGCCGAACTGTTAATTCGGATGTCCCTGGATCGAGGCCAGGTGGGGCAGCGCAAAACCAATGAAAGGGATAACAATGCAGGTTGCACCAACAAGCAGACAAGAAGAATTTGTAATAGACTTATTAGACAAAAAAACTGGCGGGTACTATGTAGAACTTGGAGCATATCATTCTGTAAAAGGAAGTAACACATATAGACTAGAAACAGAGTTTGACTGGAAGGGTGTGTCTTTTGAAATTGTTCCAGAATTGCATAAAGAAGTTTCAGAAAATAGAAAGAACCCATGTATTCTTGGCGATGCAACAAAATTTGATTATGTGAGATACTTTGAAGAAAATAGATTTCCAAAGCAGATTGATTATTTGCAGGTAGACATTGACTCTGGATACAAACTCAATGGAAGACCTGATGGGAATGCCCATCAATCTTTGCACGGACTTATTGCTGTCCCATTAAATAAGTATAGATTTACAGTTATTTCATTTGAGCATGATGCAAATATGTATTGGAGAAATGTTGCAATAAGAGATGCCCAACGAGAGATTTTAGATTCACTTGGCTACTCACTGGTTGTTAGAGAGTACCATGAGGATTGGTGGGTAGATCCAAATGTAGTAGATTTAGAAGGATACAGAAAATATTTGAGATGGCAATCCCTATAAATGGGCATACCCTGTCATGATATAATTATATTGTCATACCTACAAGGAGGAATAAAATGGCAGCAAAAGGATCAGTAGAAGCAATCATTGAGGTTGCAAAGAAAGAAGTGGGCACAATTGAAGGCCCAAAGGATAACGAAACAAAGTACGGTGCATGGATTAAGGTAAACTTCCAACCATGGTGCCAATCGTTTGTTTCTTGGTCAGCATTTACTGCGGGGGTAAAGTCATTCCCTAAGTCTGCATCAACAGTAGCAGCAGCAGACTGGTTTAAGAAGGCTGAGCGTTGGTCAGATGCTCGTAATGATGATCCAACTCCAGGAGACTGGATCTATTTTGATTTCCCAGAAGATGGTGTAAATCGCATTTCACATGTTGGTCTTTGCATTAAGAATAATGGTGATGGAACTATTCAAGTTATTGAAGGAAACACTTCAGGAACTGCAAAGGGAGATCAGCGCAACGGCGGAATGTGCGTAGAGAAGACTCGTGCATATGTAAAGAACAACAAGAAGAAGTTGGTTAACGCTGTTGTTGGTTGGGGCCGTCCAGTTTACACTGGTGAAGAGAATGCTCCACTATTAAATAAGATTGTTACATCTGCAACCTCTGCAGCACCAGTTAAGAAGGCAGAACCAAAGGAAATTAAGCCTACTGCAAAGAAGTCATCTGGTGGCGGAGGAAAGGGTCCAGTGGCTCTATAATGGAATCTAAAAAGAAATCACTACTAAAAACAATCAGTTGGCCATTTGTACATTTTACTTTTGTTGCTGGAATTTTATTTGCAGCAAGCCATATAATTTATGGTGAGGCTGAATGGGAGTATGTTGGACTATATGCACTTTCATACATGGCATTAGAAATGACATTCTATTACCTACATGAGAGAGTCTGGGCAAAGTTTGGACACAAGGTAAAATAATGCGTATTAAAATTATTAAGTTTGTTGTAAAGGCTTTAGGCTATGAATGGTCTGGAGATGAACTAAAACTGCCTGTTTGGTATATAAAAGAAAAGAAAAAGAAATAACATAATGGCATTATACGAATACGATTGTATGCCTTGCGGTCAAAGGTATACAAAAGAAAGATCAATTAAAGAAGACGATCCAGGGTACGATTGCGAAACTTGCAATCTGCCT